TAATTACCAAAAAAATATACACTCTGCGTAGTCAGTAAGCAGTACTACCCTTTTTTTACAGGGAAAGGGGGTATGAATCCTAGTGCAAAAAAATTTTGCAAAAAACTAGGAATTGGCCTTGCGCCCCGCTGACCGATTCTGTACCTTCTGTAAACTAACTTATTCCGCTAGGAATATTCCAAGCCTCTGTAAGGTTCCACTTAGAATGTACATAGTCTTTTTTAGGTAGATATCTAAGTTTAGGTAGATTCCTAAACGGGAATATTCCTAAGGAGATTTATGTCTGTTTTAGACAGGGTAGACCCTAGCCTTTTAAAGAAAATACCCAACCTTCCCGAAGAAGAGCAGAGAGACATACTTGCGCTCATAGAGGAGTTGGAAGAGGCTGAAAACAAAGAAAAGGCCCGTGATGGGTTTATGCCGTTTATTAAACGTGTATGGCCTGCTTTTATTGAGGGGCGCCATCATAAGATCATGGGTGAGGCGTTTGAGCGGGTTGCCCGTGGTGAATTAAAGCGCTTAATCATTAATATGCCTCCACGGCATACCAAGTCAGAGTTTGCTTCGTACTTACTCCCTGCTTGGTTTCTAGGTAACTTCCCAGAAAAGAAAATAATTCAAACCGCCCACACTGCTGAGCTATCTGTTGGCTTTGGTCGTAAGGTTCGTAACCTAGTAGACAGTGATGACTACAAGTCTGTATTCCCTAACTTGGGCCTACGCTCCGACTCAAAGGCTGCTGGACGCTGGAGTACCAACCAAGGCGGTGAATACTTCGCTATTGGTGTTGGTGGTGCCGTAACCGGTAAAGGTGCGGATTTGTTAATTATTGACGATCCTCATTCAGAGCAAGAAGGGCAAAGCGCCGACCCCGGTGTGTTTGATAAAACCTACGAATGGTATACCTCCGGGCCTAGACAGCGTCTACAGCCGGGTGGAGCGATCATTGTTGTAATGACTCGATGGCACAAACGAGACCTAACCGGTCAGATTATTAAATCTTCAGTCCAAAGGTCTGGCACAGATGAATGGGAAGTCATAGAGTTTCCAGCAATTATGCCTTCAGGCAAGTCTCTGTGGCCTGAGTTTTGGCCCTTGCCAGAGTTAGAGTCCCTGCGTAACGAGCTACCCGCTTCAAAATGGAATGCCCAGTATCAGCAAGACCCAACTTCAGAAGAGGGTGCGTTGGTGAAACGTGAGTGGTGGCGCGAATGGGACAGCGACGTACCTCCTGATTGTGAGTTTATAATACAATCTTGGGATACGGCATTCCTTAAAACGCAACGTGCCGACTACTCAGCTTGCACAACGTGGGGTGTTTTTTATCAGCCCGATAGCGTGGGTAACATGCAAGCCTGTATTATCCTTCTAGATGCTTTGAAGGAGCGTTTAGAGTTCCCGGAGCTTAAAAAGAAAGCTTTAGAGTATTATCAATACTGGGAGCCTGATGCCTGTATTGTAGAAGCCAAGGCTGCTGGCACACCGTTAATCTTTGAATTGAGAGCTATGGGCATTCCAGTAGCTGAGTACACTCCGTCTAGGGGTAATGACAAGATTTCTCGTGTGAACGCCGTGTCAGACCTATTTGCGTCTGGCAATGTGTGGCGCCCAAACACTAGGTTTGCAGAAGAGGTTGTTGAGGAATTTGCATCGTTTCCTGCCGGGGAGCATGATGACTTGGTTGACTCATCCACACAAGCGCTACTACGTTTTAGGCAGGGTGGATTTTTAAGATTAAGCAGCGATGAAGAGGAAGAGCCTTTTTATCCAAAGAAAGCTAATTACTACTAGAGATAAATTATGGCTAATAAATACAGCAAACAAAGGCATAGCCCTTCAAAGTTTCCAAACGCTACCGCAACTTCAAGGCCAGAGACCGCGCAAGAAAGAAAAGACCGGGTAGGTAGTAAAAGATATCCCGGTGACAAGGTTACTAATCCAAATTCTAAAACTGAAGAAGTGGACATGTTTGCAAGATCCTCAACAGCAGCTAATCGTCAAGCAGCCAAAAAAAGAATGAAGGCTGGTGGCAGAGTACGCATGGACGGCACAGCAACCCCTAGATAAGGAATCTTATGGCGTTTCTTCAAAGTAACATCCCGTACTTTAAGTGCTGGGTGAGAAAGGAGTACACACACAATCACAGCAAGTATCACGGCGAGTTTGTACACGCTATGGCAATTGCTGTTACTACGATGCCAAAGAGGTGTCTTAGCTTTCAGTTAATATTTACTGGTGCAGAGACATACGACACTGATGAGCCTAATGTTCATGGTGGCGCCATGTGGGCAAGAATGCCGATAACCGCTCTAGTTGCTGACACGCCGTTTCAAGAGTGGCCTGAGCCAATGCCTGTATATGCAGCACAACCTTGGGATTGTAGTTCCAGAGAACATTCGGTATATGTACTTGAGAGAGCCTCTCCGAGTCCGTGGCTTGCTAAGGTAGATGGAGAATTCTACCCGGCTAAGTATATGTTTACTGTAGACTATACTGATAATGAAATAGCCGATGACCCTGCACAACACAAGCAGTCGCATGTCATGGAGTTATTGGATGCTGGCCCTTATACGGGTAACATTATTGCACTACCAAACAACCGAGTGCGCGTAACGCATCCAGCTTGGTTTGAGACCGGAGAGGGGGCGCCTGATTTTAGGCCTTCTCAACAAATACATTACAGCAAGTCTGATCTAGACTACACGTTGGATGTAAACAGAGTTTTTGATAATTTATATGCGGGAGATTCCAATGATGAAGAAGAAACCTAAAGGTATGATGGGTGGTGGCAAGATGAAAACCAAAGGCATGATGGGCGGCGGTAAGATGAAGACCAAAGGCATGAAGGCTGGCGGTAAGATGAAGACCAAAGGAATGATGGCTGGCGGCAAGACCAAGATGAAGTCTAAGGGCTATGCTGCTGGCGGCAAAGCAATGCCTATGGCTGAGAAAGATGGCGAAATGGTTCCAGCTTTTCTAGCATCTGACGGTGGCAAAACCCCAAACAAAACGCGAATGGGATCGAAGATGTACGCTAACGGTGGTGTTGCTAAAATCCAAAGAATGGAAGGCGGCGGTAAAGTTCGCGGTTCTGGCGCTGCTCGCAATCAAAAGTTTGGACGGAATGGATAAATGGCTATTGAACGCCCACTAGAAACGCCAAGCTTTGATGATGAAGGGATGGAGGGTGGATCTTTAGAGATAGAGATCGTTGATCCTGAGTCCGTTACTATATCTGATGACGGAGAGACAATCTTTGAGTTTGATGAAGATGATCTAGATGATGAAGATATTCCGCATGATGCAAACTTAGCGGAGTTTATTGAAGAGAATCTACTTGGCACTATTGCTAACGATCTAGTGGGTGCGTTTCGCGCTGACAAAGATAGTCGTTCAGACTGGGAGCGTTCTTATATCGAAGGCTTAGACCTGTTAGGTTTAAAGCATGAAGAGAGAACAACTCCTTGGGACGGCGCTTGTGGCGTGTTTCATCCATTACTCACCGAATCTGTAATACGATTCCAATCTCAAGCTATTCAAGAGATCTTTCCTGCCAGCGGCCCGGTAAAAACCACCGTCATTGGCAAAGTTGACGAAGAAAAAGAAAAGCAAGCTCATAGGGTTCAAGACTATTTGAATTATATGCTTACTGAAAAAATGACTGAGTATCGGTCAGAAACTGAACGTATGCTTTTTTCTTTACCATTGGCTGGTTCAGCGTTTAGAAAGGTTTATTACGACCCTAGTTTGGGCAGGCCTTGCAGTATGTTTGTCCCTGCTGAAGATTTTGTTGTCAGTTATGGCGCTTCAGACTTAGAAACATGTGAGCGAGCGACTCACATCATGAAGCGCACAAGTAATGAGGTGCGTAAGCTACAGATTTCAGGATTTTATGCAGATATTGAACTGCCAAACTCCTCCCCCGGCCTTTCTGGCGATAGAATTAAAGACAAGTACAACGAACTTACTGGTGATGAGCCAAGTTACGATAGCGACAGTAGGCATACCATACTCGAAATGATGGTTGACTTGGATCTTGAGGGCTTTGAAGACATGGATGGTGATGAGCCTACCGGTGTTCAACTGCCATATGTTGTAAGTATAGATTTAAGCTCTAGAAACATCTTATCCATAAGAAGAAATTGGTACGAAGAAGACGAACGCAAGCTCAAACGCCAACACTTTGTGCATTATCAGTATATGCCCGGTCTAGGGTTTTATGGTTTTGGGCTTATTCACATGATTGGTGGCTTGGCAAAGTCTGCTACGTCTATTTTGCGTCAATTAGTTGATGCGGGAACCTTGGCAAACCTTCCGGGCGGTCTAAAATCTAGAGGATTGCGGATTAAAGGTGATGATACGCCAATTATGCCGGGTGAATTCCGTGATGTAGACGTTCCGGGCGGCACAATACAAGATAATATAAGATTTTTACCCTACAAAGAGCCAAGTACGGTTTTATACCAACTTATGGGCGATATTGTAGAGGAAGGTCGGCGTTTTGCTTCTGCGGCTGACATAAAAGCAGCAGATATGAACGCGGAGGCGCCAGTTGGAACGACTCTAGCCCTTCTAGAGCGGTCAATGAAGGTTATGAGCGCGGTTCAAGCACGTTTACACGCCTCTATGCGTACTGAGCTAAGACTGCTGTCTAAAGTTGTAAAAGACTTTGGGCCTGAGGATTATCCGTATCAAGTAGACGATAAAGCTGTCACTCGCGAGGACTTTGATGATCGCATAGATGTAATTCCAGTAAGCGATCCAAACGCAGGAACAATGGCTCAAAGGATAATGCAGTATCAAGCAGCCCTTCAGTTGGCTCAACAAGCTCCTGATATGTATGACCTGCCTTTACTGCATCGTCAAATGCTAGAAATACTTAACATCCGTGACGCGGATAAGATTGTGCCTCTTGAAGACGATATGGAGCCAACAGACCCAATATCCGAAAACATGAACATAATTAACAGTGAACCGGTAAAAGCCTTTGCTTATCAAGACCACGAATCACATATTATTGCTCACAAGTCTCTTATAGAAGACCCAAAGATCATGGAGATCATGGGCAAGAGTCCAAACGCGCAAAAAGCTGGGGCAGAACTTGCGGCTCACATTCAAGAGCACCTTGCGTTTCAGTATAGGCTTGAGATTGAGAAACAACTTGGTGTTGAACTACCTTCTCCAAATCAAGCGCTGCCAGAAGATATAGAGTTCCGTATATCAAGGTTAGTCGCGCCTGCTGCTGAACAACTCTCAGGCAAAAACAAACAAGAGGCTCAAGCAAAGCAAGCTCAACAGCAAGCTCAAGATCCAATCATTCAGATGCAACAAAAAGAGTTACAAATCAAAGAGATGCAAGCGCAAACTAAAGCGCAATCTGAGATGGCTAAAATACAACTTGATATGCAGAAAGCATCAAGCAATATACAAATACAAAGGGATAGGCTTGATCAAGAAGGCCGCATAGCAAACGCCAAATTGGCGGCAAGTATTTCAGAAAACAACACAAAAGAAGAATTAGAGGAAAGAAAAATTACCTCTAAGGAACAGGTTGATGGCTTTAGAATAGGCCAAGAAATAGCTAAGGACTTAATTGGTGAGTAGTGTATCCTCTGTAAACAGTTTTGAGTACTATCGAAAAGCGCTCCGTACCCATATGAATGAGTACTCTGACCACATAAGTGGTGGCGCGTGTAAAGATTATAATGAATACTCAAGATGTGTCGGGATCATTGAAGGGCTGGCAATGGCAGAGCGAGAGCTTTTGGACATGCAAGCCAAGATTGACGAAGACTACTCCGCATAAGCGGTGCAAGCGACTCTGGACGCTTTTTTCCAGTGCAAAAGGACAACTAGTGAGCGAATCATTAGCAACAACCGATGACTTAGAGTCCCAAGAGGATGATCAGTCGCGCAAAGCAAAGCAATTACCTCAACCTAGAGGGTATAAAATACTTATTGCTTTACCTGAACCCGAGGAAAAAACGGCTGGGGGCATTCTTAAAGCCCATGAAACGCTGCACAATGAAGAAGTGGGATCTATTGTAGGTATGGTCTTAGAGTTAGGGCCAGATGCATACAGTGATTCACAGCGGTTCCCATCCGGTGCGTCTTGTAAAAAAGGCGACTTTATTATAATGCGGTCTTTTTCTGGAACTAGGTTTAAGATCCACGATAAAGAGTTTCGCTTGATTAACGATGACAGCGTAGAAGCTGTTGTGGAAGATCCACGGGGGATTATTAAGCTATGAGTGAAGCACAAGAAGGCATGGACTTTCAGGAAACTTCTCCAGAAGATAAGTTTTTTGGTGTCAAAACAACTATTTCTCGAAGCGTAAAGGATGAGGAGCCATCAAACCCTGACATAGAGTTAGAGGTTATTGATGATCGACCAGAAGATGATCGTCGCGCCCCAAGAGCGGGTTCAGACGAAAACTCTGATGATGATGAATTGTCTGGTTATAGTGATCGGGTTCAAAAAAGAATTAATAAGCTTCGTTACGAACAAAACGAAGAGCGAAGGCAGCGAGAAGCTGCTGAAAAGTTACGAGAAGAAGCTGTAGTTTATGCTCAGCAAGTAACCGCAAAGAACAAAGAGTACGAGTCTCTAATCAACCGTGGTGAAGCCGCATTGATTAGTCAGATAAAAGGAAAGGCCGAGTTAACGCTTGAGTCTGCTAGACGGCAATACAAGACTGCTTACGAAGAAGGCGACACAGATAATGTTGTTGCCGCTCAAGAAGGGCTTATGAAGGCCCAATCTGAGCTTGCAGAAGCGGATAAGTATGAGCGAGGACTTGCTAACAAGCCTGTTAATGTCCCACAAGACAATTATCAGCAGCAAGTTTATCAGCAGCAACAAGCTAGAGAGCAAGCTTATGCCGCGCAACAACAGCAACAGCAACAGCAAGCTCAAGTTACTGTTGAGCCAGAAGCTCAGCAATGGGCAGAAAAGAATAGCTGGTTTATGAAACCCGGCTACGAAGAAATGACTAGTTTGGCTTACGGCGCTCACGCGAAAGCGGTGTCGGATAATGTAGCTCCAAACAGTATTGAATATTTT